AGAAGAGGAAGATGGTCTTATCGCCCTAGTACCTATCATACGTGATGCAATCACACGTCGTATGGCTAAGACACTAGACAAGTCTATGCTACTAGGTAATGACGTTGGTGCTACAACATATAGTGCTGGTATCAATGGTCTAGCATATTACGACGGTAGCGGCACAAGCAGCCCAACAGTTGCAGTTGGTGGTACTGGAGCAACAGGATTTACATTTGCTAAATTCCAAGCTGCTCGTCGTGCACTAGGTGTTTGGGGCTTAGAGCCTAGCGAACTAATCTGCTTTGTTAGCCAAGCAGCATATTATGACCTACTAGAAGATGCTACTTTCCAAAGTACAGACAAGATTAGTGAGTCACGTAACACACTAATTACTGGTCAAGTTGGACTAATCGCCCAAACTCCAGTTGTTGTTAGCGCACAAATGACAGGTGCAGCTGCTAACGATGCACTAGCCGTTGTAGTTAACCCACGCAACTTTGTTGTTGGTAACCATCGTGCTATGCGTATCGACACAGATGACGAAGTCATCAACCAGCGCCGTGTTATCGTTGCTAGTATGCGTATCGCTATGAGCCGCTTAACAAGCAATGAAGGTAGTGCTGTTGTAACAGTTCGTTACGTTTAATTAAACTTAGGCAGGGTTCTTTTAGAGCCCTGTCTCTAAAGCCTAGCGTGCTAGTCTTTAGAGACACAGGAGGATTTATGGCTGACCTAATTACTAGAGCAGAATATAAAAATTACTTGGGAATTAGCAGTAGCAATAAAGATACTGAGATTGATCTACTAATACCCAAAGTTAGTCAGTTAGTAAAAACCTACTGCCGCAGAAACTTTACTGACTACTATGACGAAGCAAAAACAGAATACTTTGATGGTGGTTTTGATAAACTAATATTAAAAGAAACTCCAGTAACTAATGTGCTGCAAGTTAGTAAAAGTGCAAATTATGGTAAAACTTATAGTACACTTGTAGAATATACAGATTGGATTCAAGATGGCGATACTGTTCGTGCACTAACAAATGGTGGCTGGTTTCTAGAACATCCACGCGGATATAAAGTTAGTTATTTTGCCGGATATGAGTTTGTACCAGAAGATCTTAAATTAGCTGTACTTGACCTAGTAGAATACTACTCAAAGAATAACAGTGCAGTGCACGTAAATCGTGATGTAACGCCTAACGTAACACAAATACAGTATGTAGCCAGTACAAATTTTCCAGCGCACATTAAGCGTGTACTAGATCAATACACGGCGGATTATGCGTAATGCAAGTTACTGTAGGAAACGTCACAATAAATGCAGGAGTTCAGCAAAGCATAGGACTAGCAAAAGCATTATTTGTACTTAGCGAAGCAACTAGTACTGGTGTAAAATCTGCAGGTACTTTATTAAATAAGCTAGGCATAGCTAGTGGGAAATTTAGAAAAGGTGTAGCTGATACAGATTTTCCAGTTATGTACTCTATACACGGTATCGATGTTTGGAATGAAACAAAAAGCTTATTAGCCGCAGGAACTATTAGTAATGAGGATGCAGTCGGAATAGTTGTATTGTTTAATGAAGTAATTCGTAGAATTAGTACAAATGAACAATTATATCCTACAATAACCCCAGCTCAGATAGGTAGTTTTATAAATAGCTATAATGAATGGGCTACTAAAGTTAATACAGCTGTTTTAACTAGTGGCAATGAGGAAAAACTTACTAGTAGTCAAGTTCAAGATTTAAAAACAGAGTTTAAAACTATACAAAAGACTTTTGCTAAGTCATGGAAAATATATGCTAAGCCAGGGTCCCCAACTATTAGAAATGATTTAGCTAGAATTAAAACACTACTTGGACAACAGCAAACAAGTCAAGAAGTATATAGTATAGCTTTAGAAATTGGCTCAGTAAAAATAGCGACTACTAGTTTTAATAATTTTAGAACTAAGATTAATGATACTATTAAAGAGACGTGGGCAGGGTACTCAAAGGCCTTAAAACCTACAAAAGATTCTCCTAGAGAAGAATATGCTGGCATACAGTCTGAATTAGCTAGTCAAGGAATAAATGCTACAATTAAACCTGAAAGTCTTACAAAAATATTTAATTGGGGACACACTGCTACACAAAGTAAACAGGGTACAAGGCAAATATTAACTGCTAAGTTACTTAGCCAGTTGATAAGTGTAAGAAGTTTAACCAGTGAAAATTTAAATCTTATCAATTTAGATTTTCAAAAAGAAACTGGTCAAATTAATACTACAATTAAAACCTCATCTAGCATAACTACACAAGACGAGCAAACAGTTCTTGAATTAGTAATTCAATCTGGTATATTTCAAAGCGTAGCAGTTCAACGAGAAGCATATAATAGAGTTACACTGGGTCAAAAAGAACAAGAGTATGATTTTCAAAATCGAGTAAAAAACGACCCTAAATTTAGGCAAGCACTAGGCATTACAGATGTTGATGGTCTGCTGGTAAACCTAGTAAATCAACGTGCAAGCCCAAGTTTTGTAGAGCGTATAGTTAATGTAATTACTGGTAGTATTGCAGGTGAAAAATTACCTCAACCAGTAATAGGCAAAAAGACCACTAGTGCTAGTAAAAAACAAAAGTATTCCGTACTTGCACCTAAGATTACTGTAAATGCTAAAGCCGGCAGAACACCAACGGTACAAAAAGTTACCACAGTTAGTGTAGAGTCAAATGCTCCTAAATTACAAACCCTACTAGACGCACTATTAACAGAAACTATAAAACGAAATATGGGTACTGGTAATCGCCGTGATATATTAAATTTACGTAGTGGTAGGTTTGCAGAAAGTGTACAGGTACAGCGAGTAACAGAAAGCAGACAAGGAGCAATTACAGCTTTTTATACCTATCAACGAAATCCCTATGCAACCTTTAGTCGTGGTGGCAAACAAGAAAGGCCTTATACTAGAGACCCTAAACTGCTAATTAGTGGCTCAATTAGACAAATAGCTAAACAACTAGCAATTAATAACTTAAGGGCTCAGTTAATATGACAAAAAGAACTAGTATTGTAAAAGCCCTAGCAGAAAAATTTCGTGAAATTGATGGTACTGGGCCTTATACAACTAACCTATACAACAACAGTTATCCAAAATTAAAATTTTGGGATGAAGTACAAGACTTTCCTTGCGTATATATGTCTCCTAGCGGTGAGCGCAGAGATTACCAGCCAGGAGCTTTTGCGTGGGGATTTTTAAGCATAAGTATAAAAGCCTATTGCTATAATGAAGAAAATGCACAAGATCAGCTAGAAGTACTATTAGGCGATCTTGAAACTTGCATAGATGCTAATAGGCAATTAGTATATGATTCGACCAATGGTTATACAACAACAGAAATATTAATAGACTCAATAACTACGGATGAGGGGCTGTTGTCTCCATATGCAGTTGGTGAGATTAACTTACAGGTTCGTTATCAGATCATGTAAGCAACTGTGCTGTTTATCTAAATACAGATAAATGTCTTGTTACAGTATAACAGCACCTTTAAAAGAGGAAATAAAACATGAGTTTTAATCTAATTCGTAATGCACGTATGTTTTTTACAACAAACGTGGATCCAACTACAGGTGTTGTAGCCTCAGCAAATTTCAGTGACTTAAATACTAAAGAAATTCAGGTATTAGATGGATTTAGTTTTAGTCAAGCTACTGGTAGCGAAACAGTTACACTTAATGAAGCTGGTGATAGTCCTATTCGTGGCCAACGCAGCTTTAATACTAGCCTAGAGCCTGTTGAATTTACGTTTAGTACATATGTGCGTCCTGACTTTGTTGATAGCGGTGCTAGCGACTATGTGCAAGCAGAAGAAGACGTACTGTGGAACGCACTAGCAGCTGGTTTTGTTAATCACACTAACGAATTAATTGCTGGTATGGATCCTGGTGGTAGCGCAAGTCCTACAGCTAGTACAGGTACTAATGCAGCTTGGACACAAACTACTGGTGCTGGTTCACCTGCTGCATACAGTACTGTTGCATTTACTAACAGCAACAAAAATCAGATGACCAAGTTTGGAGTAATCATTATTCTAGATGGTCAAAGCTATATTATTGATAATTGTGCACTAGATCAAGCTACTATTGACTTTGGCTTAGATGCTATTGCAACAATTGCTTGGACAGGCCGTGGTGCTATCCTACGTGGCGCTACAATTAGTGAAAGTACAGTTACAGCTGGTACATTTGCTGGTGGTGCTATTAGTGGTACATTTAAAGTTAAGAATACTACTGCACCGTTTATTGCTAATAAGTTGAGTACTATTACAGTTGCGCGTGGTATTAATAGTACTGGTGGAGTTCCAGCTGGTGCACAGGCTTCAGCAGGCAAAGCTTATACACTAGCGCTAACTGGTGGTAGCTTAACAATTGCTAATAACATTACATACTTAACACCGGCTAATCTTGGTATTGTTAATAAGCCTGTTACCTACTTTACAGGTACTCGCGCTATTAGTGGTACCGTAAACTGCTATTTACGTGTTGGCGGTGGCGGTACAAATCGCAGTGCTGATTTGATCAATGACATGCTTGCTGATGCAGCACTAGATGTTGATCCTGGCTACAATGTTACTGTTAAAGTTGGTGGTGCCAGTGGTCCTAGGATCGAACTAGCTATGCCAGCTGCTGTGTTTACAATTCCAACAATTAATACTGAGCAAGTTGTTAGTACAGCAATTAACTTTACAGCACAAGCTAAAAACAGTGGCAATACAGATTTTGATATTGCCAATACAAATGAACTAACTGTAACTTATCACAGCAACGTTTAATACATACGGGCACCTTAGTGGTGCCCACCTATAATTATTGAGGAAACTTATGTCAGTGTCATTGTCGTTAAAAAGTATGCTAGTTCCTAGTAAAGAGGTTACAATCGAGTATCCTGGATTACCTGGGTTTGAAATTAAAGTATGCTTTTTATCAAGAGAAACCCTACAAACAATTCGTAAAAAAGCCACTAAAACTACTTTTAAAAATCGTCAGCCGGTTGAAGAATTAAATGATGACTTATTCCTAGAACTATATGTTCGTGGAAGTATTAAAGGTTGGAGTGGACTAAAAATGCGCTATCTTGAGCAACTAGCACCAGTTGATGTTAGTGATCAAGACCCAGAAGCTGAACTTGAGTATACAGACGAAAACGCACTATACTTAATGAAAAGCTCTGTAAACTTTGATAGTTTTATTAG